ACTTGTTTCCATTTCTCTTTACCATTTTTGTAAAACCCATCTGACACTTTCTTTTTGTGCTTATGCGCTCCACCAAACAACATAGCACTAACATCTTTAGGACTACTCCACAGAAAATCTTTATGGACTAGACCTACCTCTTGAAAGGAAGATAGTAATGATGATAGTAGTAATTCCTTTTCATCAATTTTCTTTTTAAGTGTTTCAATTGAAGAGGCTATAAAATCCCTATCAACTTTCATCCCATTAAATTCCATAAGAGTAATGGCTGCTAGGGTTTTCATCTGACTATCAACAAGGCGATCCATTCCCCACTTCTTAACAGTGTCTACCTGTTTTCCATACACCAACTCAGTGTTATTCAAATCCCCTCGTAAATATTCACTCAACTCATCTTCAGGAATGTTTTCTGTAGGAACACCATCTTCCCAATACTTCTTTATCTTATCATCTTTAAGAACACCACCATACTTAGCACTCACCTCATCCAGTGATGGATAGGTACGTGTTTGTCCTGACAACAAATACTCTGCAAGCTGTGTATCCCACAACTTTATTTTCATCAATCGCTTTGGAGTTATCCATTTGTTCCTAAGAGCATACAACAAATCAAACTTGATGTTATGCCCTACTAGCACATCAACATCATCAGAGTTAATAAGGTCAATGAATTGTTGTATTGGTAAGCCACTTGTTCGTGCAGCTAACCCATTACATATGTAGTTAACACCATTAACACGTGCTCCTGCTAACACCACCCTATTAAGAGGCCACATAGGAAATGATGGTGAAGAGATTGGAGAGTTAATAGTAGTCTCCATGTCTATCACTGCATACATTAGAACACTCCTTCGTAACGTGCAATTTCAGGTCGAATACGCACTTCAAATCTACCATGCCTATGCGCTTCTACAGACGTAGGGCCACCCCACAACTTGTTCTTAGGAAGGTGTAGATAGCGTTTATATTCATCATCCTTATCCTTGCCTAGTGTAACGATCAAGTCTGCCTCACCTGCTTTGTCTGTCTTGCTGCCACGCAACATAGACAAAGTAATGTAATGCACATAATCTGCTGCTTCAGACGCTTGGCTAACAGCAATTGTAGGCCCATATTTCTTAGCAAGATTACGTGCCCACTCATACAGTTTGCCAAGTCGCAAATCATCACGTGATTCTTTCTCAAAGCCATGCACCTTGTCCAACTGATCGAACACAATGATGGACGGATTAACATCTTCAAACAATGCGTTAAGGCGACGTACATTATTCAAACCAGCATCGTCGTTAATGATGCGGATTCTATCACCTACTTCTGCCTTGTAACGTGCATCATATTCAGCTTCATGCTCGATGAGAGAGGATAGGGGCACACCAAAGTAGGCTTGTATCACCCTGTTCATCACCTTGCTACCACCCTCTTCATTGTTCACCCACACAATAGGACGGTCATCTTTCAACTGCGAAGCAAAGAATGAGAGTTCGGATGCAATGAATGTAGTCTTACCAGTCTCAGGACGTGCTGCAAGGATTACAAAATCTCCTGTACGCAACGGCCCTGCACCTACATTCATCTCATTCAATCGCCAATTATAACCACCAGTAGCAACAGTGCTAAGAGTGGTAGATAGTCCAGTAGGTACAAATACATTCTCCTTATCAATGGTTGTTACAATCTCTTTCTTATATTGATCGAGAATGTTCTGAACATCATCAATGGACTTATCACCATCAGTGCATACATCCATAGCTACATTAAGTATTTGTGTAGCATAATCCTTAACGATGTAGTTCTTAAGCACATCCTCAAGCACTGCACTATCTTCAGCCTTCTCTACATTATCAAAGTAGTTTCTATATACATCATACTCCTCTGATTTAACTTTCTTGACAGTAAAGAAAAAGAATGCAAAGTCTTTCCAGTGTATTGATGTAGCACTGGGATAGGTGAGATAATAGTTCCCCACTGTAGACAATACATTCCAAGTCTCCTTACTCACTGCATGCTCTTTAATATGCGGTGAGATTCTCAGCCATAATGCTTTGTCTGAGAGTTTCTTCATTAATGAAATATCGTGCATACATCTCCTATTGGGTGCAATAGTGTTTCAGTTTTGTTTCAGACATTTCTTTTGGTTGCTCATTTTCAAACACTGTCTCCACTTCTTTATTGGTACTTGACAATGTTTTGTATATTTCTACTGCTCCATTTTTTCCAGCAGGATCATGGTCTAGCATAATCATAATTCGTTTATAAGGTTCAATGTATTGAAAATGGTGTGCTTGAAACTTCGTTCCTAAGAGCGCCATTGCAGCACCACCACATTTCATTATTTTATAGGCACTCAAAATATCTTCAACCAATATCAAAGTAGTGCAATCATAATGCATTGTTTGTATAGTGTTAGCTGCAATATTACCTATAGTGTAATATTTACACTTAGTACCAAATCCCCTACCTTGCCACAAGTTATTTCCTGCTCTCAACCACAGCCTACCATCACTCTCATTATATTGCGCTTTAAATCCAATAGCATCACTTCTATTAAAGCCATATTTGAACCACCAGTCGCGTGCCTCCCTTGACCATTTATCCACATCATAAAGTCCATGCCCACTACTCTCTAAGGAAACAACAAGATCATTCGCTATTCCTATACTAACACCACATACATCTGCATTAATTTCACTGGCTCTTGCTATACTAGTGGATTTAGCATATACACCACGATTACCACAATGATGACAATAGAACAAATACTTGCTACGATCCCGTTTAATATACAATCTAGACTTTGTATCCACTCCAGCAGGGCAATCATTATGATTAACTGATGTTTGTTGCCCATCTTTAAGGGGGCCATGCACACTTAAGTAGTCTACCATACTACTTCTAGAGAAATACATACTCACTCCTTAGTGGTAATAAATAGTTTCTCATGTAGGATTGGCTTATCCCATGCTTTAGCAATGCGATAGCCAAGTTTATACACCTCTTCCATACTCTCACCACACACATCTACAGCATTTTCAGTGCATGCAATGGGCAGTCCAAGATTGTCATAATACACCTCTTTCAACTCATACCAATCTTCACCACCATTCTTGGACGGGCAATTGACAAACCTATGATTCCAATACATGACATTCCTCCATAGCTGCACAAGTTACAGGAAACCTGCTCTTAAGAACATCCCAACATTGCGATGCTAGTTCTGCATGTTCCTTCTGTGTACCATTACCCATACGCAACTGGCAATAGTGCAGCCAACTACGTACAGTGCCATTGACATACATACGGCTATGCACCATGCCTTCAGGGATGATAGCACGTGCCACCTCTTTAGCAACACCATTCTCCACTGCCCAATTGTAATGCTCTGACACACTAGCCATTACATCCCGCTGTCGCCTCACCCACTCATCATCAATATGCACATCTGCTAACGTGAGAGGAAGAGAGGCTTGCCGATTGTTCTTATCTTGCAATCGGGCATTACGTACATGCATGCCCAACCACTTAAGAGGATTGGCATAGCGTTGACTAAACTCTTGAAACGTAAAACTACGATGACGTAGCATCTGCCTAGCAATGTCACGTGGACATTCAATCAGCATCACCATGTTAGCCATTTCAAATGGCGACCAGTGACTATGCTTAATGAGATAGGGGATGAGCCTACCACTACCTGCTGTAACACTAGCGGCAGGGTTGCTGATACGTGCCATTGCTTCGATGGATGCATCATCACCCATCACTGAGAGTAGTTCTACTTGCATAGCTGTATAATCTCCACTGTAGATTTATCTGCAAACAATTCCATGCACCTCAATCGCTTTTCTTTTCCAATATGGTCAACATAAAATAACACTCCAAAAATTGTTATAATGCACAAAGTAATAGCAATTGCATAAATAGGAAATTCCCAATCAATATTCATTCTTCAACTCCTAATTTATTGGTAGCCATCCACTTGATATATGGAACAGCATCTTCAAATCCATGAAACTCAAGAGTATCAACACAGTCCTTAATAATCAACTCGGCGAATTTTTCTATATCTTCTGCTGATTCTACCCAGTAATAACTGTAGTCTTTCTGACTCAAAGATATACCAGCCTGTTCAGCCAGTTCACGAATTCGTTCGTTCATTCTTCAACTCCGAAATGTTTTTTAATCTGTTCCGATGCTGCACGATGGCTTGGCGTAGGGCGTCTTGTGATTTCAGAATCATTGTGGTTTCTCCTCATCTCCAAAGTCCATATTAGCAGGGTGCGGTACATCGTCATGGACAATGACACCATACTTATCTGCTGGTAAAAATCTGCCGCATACCACGCAGTAATAGCCTTCTTCAATCATGCTTCCTCCTATATGTTCTTAAGAGCGTCAAACTGCATGCACTTTGTCGAACAACTCTTTAACAACTTTCTTATCGCTGTCACGCAGCTTGTCATAGAATGCAATGGTGAATGCAAACCATACATTACCATCATGGCGCACAATTTTATTACCCCATGACAACAGTGTACGTGGAGACATGGTGAGATTGATCTGCTGCTGATTGTATGCGCTACGAATCAGGCTGGCAAGTTTAATCATGTTCTCAGCAGTGGGCTTACTCACCTTAGTCTTGCCACGAATGATGGACATTTCATGCGGCTTGCTAAGATAGTCAAGGCACACAGTGGTAGTGAAGCGATCAAGTGTCGCGCTGTTCTGCACCATAGTACCACTGAATCCACCACTCTCATCACCTTGTCCGACAGTGTTACCTGCACAGATGAGCCGGAAGTTCTTATGCGGAACAAAGGTCTTGTCTGCTGCACTACCGGGCTTCTCCTTCAGGAACAGATAGCCATCATCCTCCAACAGATTCTGCAAGCCCATGCTAATCTCAGGCGGCATCAATTCCCACTCGTCAATCAGCACAACACCACCATAACGCACTGCCTCTGTAATAGGCCCATCCTCCCACACAGTAGCACCCTCACGCACTACCAATTGTCCGAACAACACAGACGATTCTGCATCGGCACTCATGTTAATACGAATGAATGGAGCACCAAGCAATGAACAGACATATTTAATCAGCGAGGATTTACCGCTACCAGTAGGGCCAGTGACAAGGATTTTCTCATTATCCATAATAGCAGCAACAATACGGGCACACTCCTCCTTCTGCACTACATACTTGTCATCCGTCTTAGGAATCAGGTGCAGCATCTCCTCAGATACATCAGAGAATTTACGCACAGCAAAATCCCTCATGCTCTTAGGAACGCCACCAAACAGTTTGCCATATGCCTCTTCACCACTCTTCAGCACCAGTGGTGCAACAGGGGCAACAGGTTCTGCCCCCTCACTCGGCTCAAAATAGGGTGCAGGTGCAGTGGCATATTTATTCATAGCACTAGCAACAAATTCATCCAAGGAAACAGTGGTGGGAACACCAGCAACAGTAGCAGTACCAGCAGCAATAGTAATAGCCATATTAAACTCCTTCAGCAATGATATGATTTGAAATAACATTCAGCAACGTGGACTGAATGTTTTTAGCTTCGTCAATGTACGCCCACTTCTTGTAATACCTACTCACTGCATTATACAGCACACCAATACCTACAATCTCAACAGGCGAGGCTTCAATGTTCTTAATAACTTGCCTAGTATAATCAACAATGTTCCCCTTGTCATACCCACCACAAGGACTGCCATCACTCAGAACAATCATAAGTTTACGTTTCTCCCTACGTTTAATGATGTTATTATATCCATACATAAGCGACTCACCATCAACATTATCCATTAACAAATTTCCTGCCGTTGAAAAAGATTTAGTAAGATTATCAGCACTCACCTGCTTATCGAAAGGTTTGAAAATATACATGATATGCCCATCACGTTCAGTAAATCCGAGAATCTCTACAGGAATGCGAAGGACACGTGAGATAACATCATTCAACAGAACAGCAGACGCAGCAGCATTAGTGTATTTACTACCGGACATGCTCCCGCTACAGTCTACCAGCACTTGCACTGCTACATTCAACGTGTCGTTAGTGATTTTATTCTTGAAGATACGCTCATTAAATCCTTTGGCATCCTTAATTGTAGCCCTATACAATGCACTGTTATGCAGAACACCACGTTTCTTGCCATATTCATACCTATCCCTACTAAGAATCTGCAATTTAGTACGCACTTGATGCGCTAAATGTTCAGCACCTTGAGTAGCTTTTTCAATATGCTTTGAATACGAATCATAATCAGCAAACCTACGCATGCATAGATTTTTTCCAGTGTTAGATACAAAGTTCCATTCCTGTATCTCATTCCTAGGTGTGGGATAGTAAGCACCATGCTTATCAGTAGTCTTGTAATTCTTAGCGTTAATACCCTCACCTTTAGCACCAGTGTGAACAGTGTATGGAAGGATAGTTTTGTTTTTCATATCCACTTCGATGAGTTTCGGTCGTTCTCCCTGCTCACCATCAGCATCATCAGAGCACACTCCCTCACCTTCTGATACATCCTCCACTTCACCCTTATCCTTACCTTCTCCCTTTGTAGGTGTGGCGCTCTTGTCTGTATGATCTTCTGCCTTTTGACCGAATACCTCTTCAAGTATACGTACAGCTAGACGATAGATTGCTTCACCTCCAATCGTCTTGTCTTTAATGGTGCGAATGCTCCTAAGAACGTCAGCATAATCTCCGGCATGGAGTTTGTCATACACCTTCACACCATCAGCAGACATATATTCTGCAAATAGTTTAGGTGGAACAGCCCACAAATCCTCACGTACATCAGACTCCCATGCTAACATAGGTGCAAATACATCCGCAAATTGCACGTTATCTGCCTTAATCTCCTTACGCAATTCACGCTGATAGATAGTGAGGAATTGCTCAGTGTTATTCCTATCGCCCTCATACTCAGAATCATTGAGATAGTCTATGCGATGATCTTCCAGCATATTATCAATGAGCATAAGCAGACCAGTAGGCTTATATTTCTCCAGCAAATCAAAATCTGAATACTGAATATGGCTAGTCTCATGCTTA